CTTTGCGTAACTATCAATAATAGCTCTATTTGTTGGAGAACCATTATACCTATCAATTATATAATCGTAAAAAGAGTTCTTATCTCCATTCATTACGTAATCCTTATTTGAAGTTTCTTTTACTTCAGGTCTTACATAATTTGATAATTGAATTATATCTATTTGGTTGTTTTTAATTTCCATATTTATATAACGAAAAAAAGCCAAACTGTATCATTTGGCTTTTAAAAAATAATTATTTAAAAATATTAAGGTGTAACGTTATCTGTAGATACTAAAGCATTTAAAGCTGTTTTAGCACTTGAAGATAAAAACGGACTAAATACAACATCAGTAGCTTCTAATGTTATTTTATAACCACCATCAGTAGTAGATTTAATTGTGCTTGTAGCATCTAATCCTGTGTCTGTACCTACTACAAAAACATTCCCTTTATAGTCGTGTACAAAAGCAGTAATAGTTCCGTAAGTAAGTGCTAATAATTCTACTTCACTTTCTTTTGTTAGTTTTGGTAAAACTAAGTTTAAAACTTGTTTAATTTCAGTTGTTCTTTTTTCTAAGTCAACTGTTGCTGTTTCTACTAATTCATTCCCTGTGCCTTTTACCTCGTATCTAAATACTTCTGTAAGACCTACTGGCAACGTTCCAACTTCTTGACCTGTTACCGAGTAAACATTAGAAGAATCAAAGTTAGCAAAATCAATAAGTTTTATACCTGTTCTATTGTCTTTACAGGCTAAAGTACGCCCTTTTGCAATTAATTGACAAGCCATATTATTATGTTTTTTAAAATAAGGGGCGCAACTAAACGCCCCTTGTTACTTAAATTATCCTACGTATAAAACGTTAAATTTCTGATTTACAACGTGTGCAGCTAAAGTCATATTATGTTTAATAAACATATCCTCTCTGTTGTTAGCAATTTTATCTAATTGCATTGTATTAATGTCGCTTTCTAAATCTGTACACCAAATTAAGTGCGAAGCTAATGCGCATATAACTACATTTTCAGGAACAGGAACAAATACAATTTCTAATCCATTAAAATAGAAAGATGTTGCGCCTTCATTTACCGAAAATGGTTTGTTAAAATCTGAAACAACATTATTCGCCTGAATAATCATTTGTTTATGCGATTTAGGCGCATAGATTTTTGGCATTTCTGTACCTGCTAAAACTACTGCTGGAATAGCTGCGTATATTTTATCATATTCAGCTTTAATATTTGATGCTGTTACGGTAGTTCCAGCCACTTTAACTCTTTTACCTACTCCAGCTGTGTTTGAAGCATTAGAAGAATTATAAATCATTTTAGCTACAATACCATCTGTTTGAGACGCTGTTAAAGCCGCTACTAATGTTTTTTCAGCAGCACCTACTGACGTTTGCCCCGTTCCTGCCGTTAATGCAGCAACTGCTGTTTTTGTTGCAGCCGTTACACCATTCCAAAATTCATTTTCCGCTGCATTAGAAACTTGTTTAGCGTAAAGACCCCCGATAACAAGTTGCTCAAATTCGTTGCTCATAATCTCCCAAGCACCTTGTTTCATATCTCTTTTAAATCGAGAAAATCTTAATGTATTAGGGTCAAACTCTTGGTAAAATTGAACCTTTGTAGGCGTTACAATAACATCAAAAGCATCTAAAGAACCAGCAGAAGTTGGTACTCCACTCGTATATGCTTGTAATGTTGCAGAAGCTGTCGCCTCTGTAAAAATAGTTTCCGCTTTAATATCGCTTTCAAAAGTTACTAAACCCTTTGCGATTGTGTCGTTTTCAAATAATATTTCTTCAACGATAGGCTCTGCTGCCTTTCCTCTGTAATTTGCTACTGAATAAGTAATTGCCATTTTATTTTATTTTTGTTAGTTTATAATTTGCTTTCTCTAAATTTTCTTAACGCCTCGTTTGGGTGTTGGTTTTCTTTTGCTGGTTTTGTTTTTGTGAGTTCTACAACTTCGGGGTTTTTAACCGTTGTTAATTCTACTCTTAATGCGTTTAATTTAGCATCAAACTGATTTGATATTTCTAAAATCATAGAATTAAAATCATCTTTTGATAATTGATAAAAAACTTCGCTTGTAACCTTTTCACTTTTTACTTGCGGCGTTGTTTGTGCTGTTTCACTCATTTCAGTTTCTGTTGACTCTTCTTCTTTTGGTTTTGATTCTTCCAACTCTTCAACTAAACCGCCTGTAATCGTAACCTTAACACCACCTTCTAACTCATACTCGCCATCAGGTAAAGGCATTTGCTCTCCGCCATCTCCTGTAATTGTCATTGGTAAGCCAACTTTAACTGTGTCCCCTTCAAAATTGACTTTAACCGAACCATCGGCAGTCATAACACTACCTAATTTTACTTCTTGTTCTTTTTTCAAAGAAGTAAATCCGCTTTTTATAGCTTCTACAATTTCTGTAATCATATTCTCTTTTTTTAAATTTATATGCTTCATATCAAAAAAGCCATCTATTGAAAACCCTTTTACTTTACCGCTTTTTACATAATCATTCCAAACCTCGTCATTATCTATTTTCATAGAAGCGTACCAAGTACCTATTGGGTCGTTAAATCCGTACATAACAGATTTATCATTTATCTCATCCTCTTTTACCCAACTTTCAACAACTGAAACTTCACTTATTTTATTATCATTTTCGTGTTCTATTGTGCTGTTTTTTTGATAGCCGTTTTTTAAAAAATACTGACTAGCAAGTCTAACAGTTTCGTTTGGAAAAGTTATATTAAATCCATTTCTAGGAATTATTTTATTTGGAATTAATACAGCGCCACAAACTATTCTTTTTTCTGAATCAATACTTTTTAATTGTATTTCATTTTCTTTTGAAAGTGCTATCCACATAGATTCCATTGCAGGGTCGCTTACCAAACTAATTCCGTAAACTCCTGTAGTTTCTCCTTCTTTAAAAATAACTTCGTAGGTATCCATACCACTATAACGAAAAACTATTTTAGTGTATCAACTTAATTAAAAGTAGCCGTGCTTATTCTATTTCTATCTAACTCTTGCGATGTAGAAACATTACCACTTACTACATAAGCCTCAATAGGTTGACTTTGTCTATTAGCTATGCTTTGCGCTAATTGGTTATTAGGATTTTGACCTACAATATTAAAGTTTGGAGGAGTAGAACTGCCTCCAACACCTCCGCCTGAAGAAGCACCAGCACCACCTCCACCGCTTATTATTGATTTAGATTGCCCAATACCAGCCGTTAAAATCGAAGCAATAGAAGTCGCTGCCGTTATTTTGGTTAGCAAAGCACTTTTAGCTGTATTTGCAACGGCTAAAGGATATGCAGGGTTAGGAATACCTGGAGGTAAAACAGCAGGTACTAAGGCTAAATTAGCTTGACCTACCGCTATTGCCTTAGAAGCGTTTACAACTATATCTGCAATAGCTAATCCTTTTTGTATTGCTAATATCCCTAAAGCTATTGCTTTGTTTTTACCTGCAAATTGATTTAAAATATCTAAGCCAACATTTAAAGCATCTCTTTTAGCTTGTTTTGTTGCTTGGTCTATTTCTTGTTCTCTTATAGCAAACTGTTGTTGCTCTTCTAAGTTTTTTTGATTATCTGCTTGTTGTAAAGCAAACATTTCAGCATTAAATTGTGCTGTTAATTCTAATGTAGATAAATTAGCCTGAGTTAATACTGCTAATTTTTCTTCATATTCTCTTTTTAATTTTTGAGCAGGTGTTTCTTTTGCAAGTTCTAAATCTTTTAATATTTTCTCTCCTTGTTCTAAAACTTCTTTTTTCTTTTTTTCTCTTTCTTCTAAAGCATCTGTTATTTCTTTGGAAGCCTCGTTTATTTTAGCTAAATCATCTTTTCTGGATTGTTCTAATTTTTGTTTTCTCTCTTGCTCTATTTTTAAAGCGTCTTGCCTTTGCTTATCAGCTTGTTCAGCTTCAAAAGTTAATCTTTTATTTTCTAAATCTTGTGAAAATTTTAATGCTTCATCTGCTATTTTATTTCTTTCATCTTGTAAAAGTTTAAATTTAGCATTTGAAAGTCCTTTTGCTTTTAACTCGTTATCTAATCTTTTTATTTCATTTTCAAAGGCTAATTGTTTTTCTTTATCGCCCTCTTTTTCAATCTCTCTTAATTCTTTTTCGCTTTTACCTGCTATTTGCGCTCTTAATAATCTAGCCTTAGTTGAATTATCTAAACTGTCTAATTCTTTTCGTAAACTTTCATTATACCTTTTTTGCGTTTCTGTTAAATCTGATAAAGCCTTATCTTGGTCTTCTGTTACCTCTGTGCTTTCTGTCATTTTAGAAATTAAAAAACCTAAAGCAACAACTAAAGCACCAACTCCACTTGTTACTAAAGCAACTTTTAAGGCTTTTAATGCTCCTGTTGTTGTTCCCACAACTGCCGCATAAGCTGTTTGTAATCCTATTTGTATTTTAGTTGCGGCACTTGACACACCAATAGCTAAAGCACTTTCTTTTTGTAAAGCATTTGCAATAGATTGAATCCCAACGGTTAGACCTATTGCCGCCTCAACTTTTACCATTTGCTCCTGCAAGTCTTTATTTTCTTCTCCCAACAAAGCACTTGCTGAACTAGCAATAGAGAAAGCACCTGCTAAAGTCTGCGCACCTTGAACAACGGCATCGATATTTTTAGTATCGCTACCTAAATTTTTAACACGTGCTGAAATATCCCCAATTTTATCTGAAACCTCTCCTGCTCTTTGTGCTATTTTATTAAACTCCTCGCTTCCTTCAGGTAATTGCGCAAGTTGTTCTCTTAATTGTCTTAGTTCAGTTCTTAACGATTGTGCTTTATTTTCGGTATTATCTAAACCTTCAACAAACTTTTCTAAACCACCAGCAGCCTGTACTTGGTCAACACTTATTTTAACTACTTTCTCGATTGCCATTGTCTTTTTAATTTACGTTTTGCCTTTGTAAAATCATCAGCTAATTCATATTTTCCTTTTGCTATTTCTATAATTTCCGAGCCTGTTTTTAACCATTCATCGGACTGTAATAAGTCTATAATTAATCGTATCATAATTGGTTAATTGTTATTGTAAAATTTGAACTAGCTGTATTAACTGTTATTGTTCCGCTTCTTGCGCTACCCAAATTTGGATTTATTTTAACTCTTAAATAATCGCTTTTTTTACCGTTTGTTTTATTAACACTAACCCAGCTTAAAGCATTTGTAACTGTCCATGAATCCCAAGTATCTATTTTTACTTCAAAATTTTCCTCTCCTTTTGTAGCGTTATATTCAGTTATAGAAACGCTTGGATTTATATAACTTGTAATTGGGGCATAAGTCGAAACTGTATCAACAGTAAGTATATTATCATCCGCTGTATATTCTGTACTATCTACCGTTAAAGGAATTATATTATCTATACTATCAACTGGCAACCCTAAATCGCTAAATAATTCTAAATTAGCTTCTGCATTTGTTAAATCTACTTTTATTGTAGATATTTTATAACGATATTGCCCTACTATAAATCTATCATTTAGTTGTAATGTTTGAAGTATGCGAATAGGTAATTTACATTTAAGTTCTATTACTCTTGTTTTTTTATTAAACAAATCCTCTATGTAATTTTTCCAAAAGTTATAATACAAGCTAGTATCTATTGGTGCATAATGATAACTTGAAACATCTGCTCCAAAATTTAAAGAGTTTGTTACTTGTGTAAAAACCTTATTATCTTCTGTTGCTGTGTGATGTATCGGTGTAACGTGGGTATTGTTTAAGTGCATATTGTCTGATGTTTCAATTCCGTTTCTATAAAAAGAAATAGGCTTACCCTTTATTGGGTTGTTGCTTATATCCACAAAATACCCAGCGTTTAAATCCGTTATAGTAGAAGTTCCACTATCAACTAATCTTTCAAATAATAAATTTTCAAATTGTGTTTCTATTTTTAGCTCATCCCCTTGTATATTATAAACGGCTTTTAAATCTCCATAACTTTGTTGGTTATTTTCAAAATATTTTTTACCTAATATAGTATCGGTTTTTTGATAGAAAAAGTCTATTTTCTTTTTTACACTTGGTTTTTTTACAGTAATATCTTCAATATCAACTAAACCACTTATATCATAAGTTTTACCTTTTGAATACCAATTATCCAAAGTATCAACATAATATTTGTTTATTCCGTTTGGGAGTATAACTAAATTAAATTGCGATATAAGACTGTTTATATAATCTTTTATTTTAATTTCAGGCAACTGCTCTGCTATTTTTATAACCGAATTTGTTGTGGTTTGACTTGGAGATGATATTTTTACAGTTCTATCATTGCCACCTAAAGCACTTTGATAGCTAATTGTAGCTTGCGTATTAAATGTAAAAGTATTTTCTATTGATGATATTTTTATAATAAAAGTTCTATCTGCTGAATCCTCTTGTATTGTTTTATTAAAAATAGTTATAGTTTGCGTTCCTAATAAATCAGAAATCTCTTCATATATATTGCCATTTTCATAAACAGTAACTCTAAATAAATTTATGCTTGTTGTTGTTACTTTTAATTTGATTATAATTCTTTTATTCGAGTTTTGCGTCCCATTAGGGAAATCTGCCCATCGCACAAATATTTCATCTGTTGAAAAATTATAAGGTAAAGGAATTCCTGCCCAAATTCCAACTGATACATTTGAATCTAATGTGGTATAATTAACTATTAAATCATCAGAACTTGCTCGAATTAAACCAACATCTTTATGACAAGCAGTAAACTTGTTATAAAATATTGCCCTGTCAAAAAAATCTCTTGAAAATTCTATACCATATCTATTCTCTATTGCTTCAATTATTCTTAAATCTCTTATGGCTGGTTTAAAATCTCTATAACTTAATGTATTGCCATTCTTTTTTAAATCTATATTAGAATTATCTCCATATCGCATAAATGTACGATAATTTATAAGTGGATAATAAACATCGCCATTAGCAATGGTATTACCTTTCATTGCATTAAAAACAGCAGTTTGATTGTAGTTATGGGTAAAACTATCAAAGTTTAGTGTATTTATTTGGTCATCTTTAAATTTGTCGGACAAGTTCACAACTAATCCAAAAAACGTAATAGAATAACAATAAGGCATTCCTTTTTTTAGTTTACAATTTTCTAATTGAATAGAGCCATATCTAAAAGGAATGCTATTGACCTCGATGTAAGCATCAACTCTTATGTTTGCGTTAAAGTTGCCATCAACGTCAGAGTTGTACCAATACTGAAATAGTTTGTTATTTGTAGGACTGCATGGTATTGTAAAAGTTTGCGAGAAATCGCTGCGTATCTTCGATATATCGCTTAAGTTTTTTACATTTAAATTTATAGATACTTTTTCATCTTTAAACAAATCCAAAGCAACGTAATCCCCTAAATCATTTTTTATGTAAAGAATTAAGTTCATATAACTTGGTTTATTTTGTTAAATGAATATTCAAAATCAATAGTATACTGAATTAGTTTGTCAAATTTCTTTTGTTTCTTTTCAAAAGATTTTTTATCTAAATTTACTGGCAAATATTCTCCATATAATTCTAAATAAACGCTTTCACTTGCAAACATTTCTTCCATAACATCGTTATAATGTTCGGGCAAATAATCAGTATTGCAACTAATAACCTCTTTTAATTGTGGATTAAATGTTTTTTTGTTATGCGATTGTAAAGAATATTGTCCGAAATAAGATATTATTGGATTGTAATCTTCACTTTCTACCGTTATTGTTTTTTTGTTTCTAAGGTTAAAAGGTATAGACTGCCAAAAGCCATATTTGTTTTTAAAGAAACAATTATAAACATCAAACCTACATTCGTCTTTTACTTTAAAAGTGTGTGTTTCGGTTGTTGCACCATAGTTAAATACAGCCGTAAAGCTGTTTAAACTACCAACATAAGCACCAATGTTAATAAAGCCTATAATTTGATTGTTGATTGTTTCATCTAACGTAAAAGCAACCGTATTGCCGTTTACGGTTATGCTAACTAAATCTTTTGAAACAAAATACAAAGGGTAATCCGAGCCTCTATAAACTATATGGTTTGTGTTTGTTGATAATACATTTTTATTTAGTTTAGGGTTATATAATTCAGTATGCCATCCAAAAGCATCTATCCCTAAATATTGCCTATTGGTAGAACCTATTGCTTCGCCATAATAATAAGCTGTTATTTCTGCATCACACCAAACACTATCAAAAGAACTTGAAGTATTTACACCTGTTGTTCCAAATGGAATTATATTACTTTTGCAATAGTCGTTAATGTATTTGCTTATCTCAAAAGAAATAGCCGTTTGCCCTGCTTGTATAACTTGTTTAGACAACGAATATGTTGCAGTAGCAGGACTATCATCTGTTAACGTGCCTCTATAAAGTCTTAAGTTTACAGTTGCGCTATCAAATAAAACTGTTGGTTGAAAAGTCATATTAAAAGGACTTCTACTTAAAATAATGTTATCTCTTGTAAAAGGGTCAACACTTACATCAACAAAGTTTATTGTAATATCTCCAACAATAGTATTAAAATTATTTGTAAAATCAGAAACATCAAATAATATATCTATTCCATTTGTTACTTGTGTAACCGTAATCCAATTAAAGAGACTATATTTGTTTACTAGAAAGTTATAAAAATACAAATACATAGTTTGTTCTTTATTAACTCCTATTTGTATTTCATCCGTAAATGGTGCTGGCGTTGTTTTAAATATAAAAGTTGTTACAGTATTCCAAAACATTGATGGAATAATTACATCAAAAGAAACACTATCATTGTTGCTAGGGTTGTCTGTAAATCTTATTTCAACTCTTTTTGCCATTTTTTATAGTTTGTTTTATAAATAATTCTATATCTAATCCGTATGCTTCAACTAATTCATCAGGTAATTTATTAAAAGCTAATTCAAAAGGTCTTGTAAAAAAGTTTGTCGCTTTAATTCCTTTTTGATAAACGCTTCTAGTAATTAAAAACGCTGTTTGTTTATAGCTTAAAAACTTTCCGCTTTGTCTGTCTTTAAATTGAAACCTACGAGCTGTCACCCAATTTTCTATACCTTTTGTTAATCCGCCTTTTTGTCCTGTACCACTTCCAAATTTAAAAGGACTATTCGGTTCTTTTATCGAACTGCTTTTTCCTTTCACTCCTAAATCTTGAAACTGTCCATATTGTTCCATTTCAAAATAAGCCTCTAAACTTTTAGGTGTTACCTTTGCTTGTCCATTAATAGAGTTATAAAGTTTTTTAGAAACATTTTTATCTTTTTTAGTTAAGTTAGTTCGGGATTGCTTTACAACGTCCCTTATAAACTTATCCATTACAGCCTCTGTATTACTTTGACTTAACATTGTACATCGTTTGTTATTCCTAATTCAACATCGAAACTATGACCATCTAAAATGTCCATAAAAATAGCCATACCAGCTGTTAAATCTGTTCTACTGATTAACTCTATATCATCATCATTGTTTAAATTTTCTATCTTAAAAATGAATTTTCTTAATATATTTTCAGTATCAACTAAATTTGCTACTCTATTGTCATTATTATCCCACCAATTAGAAATTGGTGTTTTACTTAAATCTCTTTTCTTTAAAGAATAAATAGTAAATTTAAAAATAACTAAACCATTTTCGTAACGGCATCCTGTGTAATCTACATTTACTAAAGGAAAAGTTATATTTTTAATAACGCCTATATCCTCAAATGGCACTCTCGTAATTGTTTCAACATCATAACTTTCAAATGTTGATTTTATAAAATCGTAAACCGTGTTTAATTCGTTCATTTCTTTAATACTTTTGCTTCCTCTTTTGCTAAATCTATTTTAAATTCTAAGAAAGTTAAAAATTCGTGTATGTTGGTTTTAGTAACTTTTCGTATATCAAAATAGCTTCCTCCAGCAACTGTGTAAATTGATGAATACCAATTCCATTTTTCTCCAAATGTAGTTCCAACTGTTCTACTTCCTGTGTCCTCTTCTGTTGTAAATACACTTTCGTAGCTTTCAATAATTCTTTGCTTAAATTGCAAAAAAAAACCATAGCGGATAGATACGCTTCTAAAGGCGCTTTTAACATTTCAGCCTCGTATAAATCTGCCCCTTTGTATTTTTCTATTTGGTAGTCGCTTAATATTTGTTTTGTTTTAGGTCTGTAAAATACAGCCATAAACTTATGTGCTTTTTCTAAATCTCCTGCAAAAGTATCTAAATCGATATACTCTCCCGATGTAATATTATCAAAATTAGGTATGCGTGAAAACTTACCAAAGTGAGTAATGTCTCTTGGATTTTGTTGCAATACATCTATAATTTTATTAGCAATTTCTTTTACTTCTTTTGAATCTATTTGTAAAACTTCATCAGTAGTAAGATTACAGAAACAAGCAACCGTTCCGATTATAAGTGCATCGTTACCAATATTTGGTATTTTTAAAACCCGTTGATATTTTATATATTGTTCAACGGTTATTTCGTTTAAATTTTCAGGTATAATTATCTTCATACCTTAATAACGAAAAAAAAGTAAATTGTATAATTTTTAGTAGTCGTAGGTATAACGCCCTTGATTTGGTCTGCCTATTAAATCCCAAGCAACATACCCAATAGGGTCTAAGTGATGATTATAATCATCTATTGGAGTTTGCGATTTCTTATCGTGCCAAACATAGTTATTAAGTTCTTTTATAATGTTTATACTATCTGGGTCAACTATTAATTCATAATCTTGAACTAAAGCAATTCTATCAACTATTTTTGGTTTGTCAATACCTTTTATATTTAATCCTCTTGCCTTTAGTTCGCTGATTAATCGTGGTTCTGCACTATCTGCAACTATCAATTCATTTTGAACGTGCTTAATATTTTCTTGATATATTTGCGTTGTGTTAAGATTTTTTAAATGAAAACACTCTTTTATAAATATTCTCTTATTTGTTTTGTCTATTGATATTTTATCTAAAGTTGTTGGGTCTATACTAAATCCGTAATCTTGACCAAAAACAACTTTTGAATGCTCTTCAAAATTACCTATTCTCCAATTAGAAAAAACAACTCCTTCTGCTTTATTTAACCAACCTCCTAATATTTGATGTTTATATTTTTCGGGGTTACTCGTTTCTATTCTTTTAACCTCGTTTACAAAACTTTCATCAAGGTTGTTTATATTATCTAAGTAAGTTGTATGTATATAAGTAACATCATCTTTTATTCCATTAAATCCTGCATCTACTCCTTTATCCTCAAAGAAACGTTTATAAATCCAATGTTCTTTAGTTGCTGGATTTAGAATTAAAATAATACGGTTTTGCTTTCCTTTTTGTCGTATTGAGAGGTTTATCTTATCGAAAGTTGTTTCATCTGTTAACTCCTCTGCTTCATCAAGCACCCAAGTTGTAACTCCTTGTAAAGATTTTAAGTTTGCTGTTTGGTCGCCCGAACTTGTTTTAATGCCTCTAAATATTATTTCTGACCTTGAAATGCTATTTGTTATTTCTGATTTATTAACTTCAAAAAAATCGTTTAATTGCATTAAATCTATTTTCTCTTGAAATTCAGGTATAATTGAAAGGTGCGCACTTGTCATAGTTTGACGAGTAAACAATATCTTATGACCCACTTCAAATGATAAAAGGTTGACAAAAGTGCCAACCCCAAATGATTTACTCGAACCACGCCCCCCAGTTATAATAAAATATCGGGTATCGTTTTCAAATAATGGTTTGTATTTATTGTTTAGTGTTATCAAACTTTATTACATCTTTCAAGCTAAAGTTTATATCAACTGGCTTTTCTCCGCCTTCTAAACTTGTTTTTTTAGGCACAAAATATTGAGCGTATTTTTGAAACAAATCTAAAAACAAAGCGGGGTTTTTTTCTTTTACCTGTTTAAAAGCATCCATTATATCAGGAACTTGTGATTCTAAAGTTTTTATAAATAATTCTCTAGCTTCTTGTGTTACTTTATTTGTTGCTCCTTTTGGCTTTCCTGCGTTTCCTTTTTCAAATTTAGCCATCGTATTTATTCCGTAATTATCGAACTTAAAAACAATACTGACCGTTTAAAGTTCCTACATTGCCATCGAGTTCAATAGTTGTTATTTGCCCTGTGCAGTTGTTCTTTACTTTAAGAATTGTAAAGTTAGCAACTCCACTAAAATAATTCTTTTCAATAATAACACCACATCCGCAATCGGGTTGGTTTGTATTTTGTTCATCTGTTGAACAAGACATTATCCCTAATGTTAATGCTAAAAATAATAATTTCTTCATAATAATTTGTTTAGTTTTTTTAGCACTGCAATTTTCGTGCCGCCAATAAAAGCATCTTCTGTTAAGTTTTGATTGAAAGCCTCATTATAAACTTGCAAAGGATCTGTTTCTACTCTTAACTTTTGTTCATCTGTTAATGGTTTGGGTTTATTAAAAGGGAATAAAACGTTTAATTCATTTTGTCTTTCTTTACATCCTTGACATTGTCTTATCCCTACTGCGTCTGTAATACCTTTTATTAAATCTCCAACTCCTTTTTTCTTTGCCATACCTTTTCTTTAAATTCGTTGCTAAATCTTTTAATTGTGTTTATAGATAAGCCACTTTCTCTACTAAATTTTCTTAAGCCTTCAAAAACGTGGTTTGTTACTATTATTTTATCTATAACATCTTTTTCTAATTCTTCATTAATTATATCGATTTGTTTTTGAGTTTCTAAATCTTTACTGATATTATATTCGTCCTCTAATATTGTAAAATTAGTAAAATCATTTAAACAAAACTCTCTATTCTTTAAAGATGTTTCTTTTACTTGGTCAAGAAATATACTTTTTAAAGTAAAATAAACATAAGCATCTTTTATTTCTGCCTTTGTTTCAGCTAATTTTAAATACATATCCTGAACTATATCATCCGCTAAAGACTTGTTATTGCATATTTGTAATGCCATTTTTCTCCAGTCTTTATCTCTTTTCGATAATTGTTCAAGCATTAGTTTATTTCTGTTTCTAATAAATCGAAATATCTTTTTATTTTTTCGTGTCCTTCTTTTGAGTAATCGTAAAAAAACTCATTACCACCAATAGTTAATATAATTTCTGTTTTGTCTTCACTAACGGTGTATTTATCAATTCTATCTAATCTTATTCTATCACTTTCATAATGTCCTTCAGGAACAATAGGTGGATAAATAGACTCTTCATCATCTATCAATTCAGTAATCCATCTATGCAACTCTACTATCATACACACAAATATACAAAAAACTTATTTAGAACAATTACAAATAACAAAAAAAGTACAAAAAAGTTTTGTATTAATAAAAATATTATTATCTTTACATCATCAAACTAAAACATATAAAATTATGACAACAATTATCACAAACGAAGAACTTTACAACGAATTAGTAGTGTCAGTAGATGTAAACAACGTAAAAAATGTAACTGACAAATCATTTTACGCTAACGTTCAAATTGAATTAGAAACTGGAGAAGTTATAGAAATTGATGGAGATTTCGGTTACAATGATTATCAAGAAGAATTTGGATTTATATTTTCAAAAATTTAACATTAATACTTACTTAAAATGAAAAAATCAGAATTAAAAGAAATTATAGAATTTGCGCTTATGGGGTTAACAGTTTTTGGCTTAACTTTATTAATGTGTTCAACTTTTTTTAATTAATTTAAAACATATAAAATTATGAAAACTAAAATCCAAATTAAATCAATCTTAGGAAAAGTTATTTTTGAATTTGAATCAGAAAATAACTGTATTACAAAAACATTAGAAAAAGCCGTAAGCGAAGGTGCTTATTTGCGAGGTGCTAATTTGGAAGGTGCTTATTTGCAAGGTGCTAATTTGCGAGGTGCTAATTTGGAAGGTGCTAATTTGCGAGGTGCTAATTTGCGAGGTGCTAATTTGGAAGGTGCTAATTTGCGAGGTGCTAATTTGCGAGGTGCTAATTTGGAAGGTGCTAATTTGGAAGGTGCTTATTTGCAAGGTTTTAAAATAAAAAAAGCTATTGTCTTTACAGGTTTATACAAATATATTACAATGCCTTACATTACAGAGAAAAATGAAAAAAGAATTAAATTAGGTTGTTTTGATAGAAGTTTAGAGGAATGGGAAAATGATTTTTGGAATAACAATAATGAGTTTCCTAACGATAATTCAGAGTCAAGTAATTTAAGACTTATGGCTTTTGAAACGGCAAAAAAATGGTTAGAAATAGTAAGTAAAGAGGAATAATTATGAACTACGAAACAATAGAACTATACGGTGTTAGATTAACTTTACACTACACGGTTGAGGGCATGAGTATTCCAGCAACGAGGGATGAACCCGAAGAAACACCCGAAGCAACAATACATAAGATTACAGCAGAAGACAGCGAAATCGATTTAACAAATGTATTACAAGAACACATAGAAGAAGTTTATCAATTATTAAATGAGAAGTTATGAGTAATTTTAAAGTAGGAGAAAAAGTGGTTTGTATTGATAGTCGTGTAAATGATTATAGATTTATTGAATTAGGACTTATCTATCCAATAAAAAATGAAATATACACAATAAGAAAAATATTTACGTCAATATCGGGTAATGTTACTTTTTACCTTGAAGAGATAATAAATGTTCCAATGAACACTGTTGCTGGTTTTATAGAGGTTGGATTTAAATCTTCTCGCTTCCGCAAACTCGACCACCAATTTGGCGAAGACGTAATCGCTGACATTATCAAAAAAGTAAAACAAGAAGAATTAACCTTATCTAATTAATTATGAAAAACGAACATATTAAACCTTGTCAAGAAGTGCCTATTGAATTAAGAAAGCAAATTTATAAAGAGGCGTTGCAGATTGTGGAAGATGTGAATATTGAATATCCATATAAAACATTATGTACTTTACTGCCTAAAATTTTATGGGGATTGAATTTTGAAACACCTTTATGGTTTCAAAGCGATTTAGACTACAAAGACACTCCCTTAATGTTTCCTGAACTAAAAAAGTTTTTTAAAAAAGGTTGCGAATATAACTACTCAAATAAACAAAGAATTAAATTTTAAAAATCAGTAATATGAGCAAATTCACAGTACTAAACGAGGATAAAGTCGCATTGTTCAAATACTTAAACGAGTATATAAAAGAAATGCGAGAACTAAAACAATCTTTTGGTTTAAATAGCGACCAAAAGATACAACTACGAAAAGCTAAAGATGATTTGTATAACTTAATTAAAGCGTTATGAGTGAATTTAAAGGAACAAAAGGGAAATGGTATGTATTAAATCATATTGATGATAAAAAATGGCATAACATATCAAGCGATAAAGGCATTATTGTTAGGTGTTTTTATAGAGATTTAAAACCAATAGTTACAGAAAAAGAATCGAAAGCCAACGCAAAACTAATTTCTTGCGCTCCTGAAATGTTGGAGATGTTGCAAAGTGTTTTATTATTACAAAAACAAAATTATGGTAGCGGAATGAAAACTCATTTAGCATTTATTGGTAAAGCAAAAGAAATTGAACAACTAATCAAAAAAGCAACCGAGATATGACAACACTCCAGCTATTACGACAAGCTGACAACACCCGAATAAAATCACTTGTCAAAGATTTACCAAAAGTAAACGATAAAACAATGATGTTAGTTCACTCTGACATTTTTCAAAAAAGTATAAAACAATCAAAAATAAATTTGAATTAATGAGAAAAGATTTTAATACTTGGATGCGTGACACAATTAAGTCAGTCCACTACGCAAATAACGAGGCTATGTTAAGAGCATTTGAAAAACAAAGCAAAGCACAACGATTAAAAAAAGAAAATTATAAACCTAAACAAAATTAAAAATGAAAGCAACAGTAAAAGAAAACGAAACATTTAAACCTAATTCATTTATTTTAATATTCAAGTTTTAGGACAATTATTTTTTAACAAAAACCTTTTAAGATGAAAAAAGAAACGATTTCAGAAGAGAACTGGCGACTTAGACAGTTAGCCATCGAAACATCAAAAAAGTTTAAGCACA